GTTTGAGACAGTATCATGTACTAAAGTTTTACATACAGAGATTGGTAAGGATCTTGACAACAGAAAGATTAGTGAGCTATGCATGTCATGGGCGCACAAAAAGATTGATGAGAGTCCAAATGCAACTGGGTATGAGGACTCAAGGATTCCTGATGATCCTGAAATAACAAAACTAACAGATAAGGTGATGACTGTTGTGCATTCTAATATTGATGATAGATACTATCTATCTGAGATCTGGGCACACATTCTTGTAGAGAATCAATCTACAATGATACACAGTCATCGTAATGAAAGAGATCACAAGAACTTATTTTTATCTTGGGTATACTATCCTTTACTACCTGATGAGAAGTATGGAGGTAGACTAAGATTCCAAATGGTAAGTCATATGCAGATGAACAACCATGAGATCACTCCAAGAGTTGGTCGATTGGTTATCTTTCCATCTTGGCTTAACCATTATACGACACCAAACACGTCTGCAGATGTTCGTATTTCAATAAGTGGTAATTGTAAGATCCAAGATGAAGACTACCAGAAAGTTTGGCGTGACAGAACTTCTGGCATTCATGACTTTTATAGGTAGGAGATAACATGGCAAAATATATTAGTACTAAAACATATACACATCTAGGTCCTGTGGCATATAGACAATGGAGAGCTGACTCTCATTGTAATCTGATACATGGATATGCTTTATCGTTTCACTTTGAGTTTGAGACTAATGACCTTGATGCTCGTAACTGGGTTGTGGACTTTGGTGGACTAAAACCTCTAAAAGGTAATCTTGAAGATTGGTTTGACCATACACTACTTGTTGCACAAGATGATCCTGACAGAGAACATTTACTTAAACTTGGAGAGCTTGGTCTTGCAAAGATTACAGAAGTTGAAAAAACTGGTTGTGAAGGTATTGCAGACTTCTTGTATGAATATATAAATACAATATTCCTACCTAACTGGGAACCAGGTACAAGAGTATGGTGCTGTAAGGTAGAAGTCCGTGAAACAGTAAGTAACATGGCTATGCGTGTTGGTCACAGAGAAGACGGAGAGTTCGATGATTAAGGCATCACTAGATGAAAGTATATCTCATGCTTTGAAACTCAAGTATGAGGCACAAGCAGCAGAAGCTAGAACTAATATTGATATCTATATGGAAAATCCTGCTGGTATAGGAGAACATTCTGATATAGTTGCAGCAGTCGATGAGCAGTTAGCTAAACTTGCTGAAGCTCTTGATAAACTAGAGGCACTTGACAATTATTTACAATGATATACTACAAGCACAGAGACTTCGAGAAGGACATAAGCCAAGTTGTTGAGTGGGTCCAAGCTCGATCTGAGGCTACATCACCAGGAGTTAAATGGACTCCTAATACTGTAATCTCAATAGCTAGAGGTGGCTTGGTTCCAGGAGTGTATCTTTCTCATGCATTAGGAATTGAAAACATTCCTATAAGATGGCAAAACAGAGATGGTGCTCAAAAAGATCCATTGCCAGAAAGAGTTCTTGAAAAAGGCCATCAAATACTTATTGTAGATGATATCAATGACTCTGGTAAAACATTTAACCAGATTCACAAGTGGATTAGAAGACATTGGACTCAAAGTTATGAAAGTATGAAAGTAAATGTAAAAACTGTTTCAATGTGGAGTAGATATAACTCAACCTTCAATGTTGACTTTAGTCCTCGAAAAGTAGATAATGATGAATGGATTGTATTCCCGTGGGAGAAAAGTAATGAGTCATCCTGACTATAAGTCTGACCCTGTGTTGGGTCAGAAAGTACGAGAGCATCTTCGACAGATTGGTCTCGAAACACCTATGACTGATCTAGTAGGTGTAGACGAAAAAGATAAGATTGAATCTATAAGAACATTCATAGCTGGTGCATTAGCAACACTTGGCTTGGATCTTACTGATGACTCACTGATGGACACACCTAACCGTGTAGCTAAGATGTGGGTCAAAGAAATATTCTGGGGATTGGATTATGACCAGTTTCCTAAATGTACTACAATTGAGAATAAGATGGCAAAGAGTAAAAGAAACTCTCCTAATTCTTTTGTAGTAGAACGAAATGTAAACGTACAGTCTAACTGTGAGCATCACTTAGTTGTGATAGATGGTAAGGCTTGTGTTGCATATATTCCAAGAGATAAGGTTCTTGGATTATCTAAACTAAATCGTATTGTAGAGTTCTTCTCTAAGAGGCCTCAAGTACAAGAACGATTGACTGAACAGATTGCAGCTACTATATCTTTTGTAACTGGTACACCAGATGTTGCTGTATATCTTGAAGCAGTTCATTACTGTGTAAAGAGTAGAGGTATTCAAGATACTGGATCTAGTACTTGTACCTTAGCTGTCAACGGTGCCTTTGAAGAAACTAATTCTGAGGTCCGTCGTGAGTTTCTTAACATTGCGAGAGGACTGTCTATACTTAACTAACTCAAAGGGAGTTGTATATGAATGTGTATTTGACGAAGTGGAAATGTAACGGTGCTGAAGCATATAAGATTGGTATCTCTAAGTGGGGTAAAGAAAGACTTCTTGAAGAAAGATTTGGTGACAGGTATGGTACGAAAGAACAGTACGATATCTTCGAAAAAGAAATACTGGCTTGTATCGAATTTTCTTCTGAAACCTACAGTCTTGCAAGAGCTGCGGCAGTTGGGATGGAACATACCTTCCACGCATTATGTCCCAAGGACTTCAGATTAGAAGAACATTTTGACTTACAAGATGGCTCACTAGATGGCATGGGTGGTATCAGTGAGTTCTTTCTAATGCCTGAAGATATCTCAGAAGATATTCTGATTCGTACTTTCAAAAGTGCTCAAGATAACAAATGGAAGATGGAAAACAAGTTGAAGTCTTATAGAGGCACTGCATCAACGGAGATGAATTTATGAGCCATACAGCACTTATAAACAAAGGTTGGCCAGGCTTGCTTAGACAAGAACTGGTTACCTATGAGATGTATTCTGGTACAGTATCTAAGAAGACTGTTACCAGAGTATTTGATAAAGATGGTAGATACTATGACAGTAATAATGAGTTTGCTTTTCATCAAGAAGGTACTACATGGGCTAGTTCATTACAGAACACTATGTTACTTGATAAGAGTCATCTAGTAGACTCAGACTTTACTGGAGCAGTAATCGAAGAAATGACATTAGATGGTGATGGAAAAAGTGGTGATGAATACAATGACGAACAATGAAATATTTACAGTAGCAAGCCATAGTGCAGATTATGACATAGTAACAGTACCAGAAGGAGTTAGTTTACCAGCCAACAATACCTTCACTGTTACAACTACAAGTACAACTAAGTTCAGAAAGTATCCAAGCAAATGGATATATGTTACCTTTCAGAAAGAAGGTATACATTGTTGGCCAGATGCAAAAGATATGCCTGGTGTTGAGTTCTTAGCTAATCCTCATAGACATATGTTTAAGTTCAGAGTTGAGATTCAGGTCTTTCACGATGATCGCGAGATAGAATTTATCCTGTTCAAAAGAGAGCTTGAAAAACGTTATGATGAAGGTACTCTACAACTAGACTATAAAAGTTGTGAGATGATTGCTGATGACTTAGCTAAATACATAGGTGATCACTATCCTGGTAGATATATGAGGATTGAAGTATCTGAGGATGGTGAAAACGGTGCAATTGGTTATTATGAAGGAAAAATAAAAGTTGATTGATTTTTGTCATATTAGTCCTACAGAGTACTTACAGGAATTGTTTCCTGTAGAAGAACCTCGTACTCATCTAGTCCTTGCACATCTAGTCGAAGAAGATCCAGGTTATGCAGACTTCTATAGTAATCTGCATGATAATGGACACACTATCATTATGGACAATAGTGCCTTTGAGATGTATAAGCAAGGCAATCCAATGTATCCAACAGAAAAGCTGATTGAGATGGCATGGCAGTGTAATGCTGACTATGTTGTTATGTCAGACTATCCTGGAGAACCATTTACTAAAACTATTGATGCAGCTGAAAAGATGATTCCTCAGTTGAAGAAAGAGGATCTCAAAACATTCTTCTGTCCCCAGTCAGAACCTGGAGATGTAGATGGTTTGTTATTTGGTTATAAGTGGGCTCTAGCTAACAACGATGTTGATTACATTGCATTCTCAATACTCAATATTCCTCTTGCGTATGAATGTGAGAAACATAACAAACTACAAAAATATCTTTCAAGATATCATTTTATGAGGTTGATTGAAGAGAAAGGTTTGTTACCAAACTTGTTGAGTAAAAAAGTACACTTTCTTGGAATGACAGAAGGTCCAAATGAGATTGCACTCATGGGTCCTTATGCTGACTTTATTGATACATGGGATAGTTCTGCAGCTGTATGGGCAGGTCTCAATGGTATACAGTTTGATAATAGTCCAACAGGATTAGTCAATGGAAAGTTTGAAGTAGAAGTTGACTTTTATCATAATAGCTCGTATAATCTAGATATAGCAAAAAAGAATATAGATTACATCGAGGAGTTATGTCGTGGTGCAAGGTGAGCTCTGGGAAAAGATAGAGAAAGATCTTATGGATAATGAAACATTTAGATATGGAGAAGGTGACTTTCTCGAACAAGTAAAAGACTATATTGCTTCAACGTATAAAGGTCATTATGTTGGAGATGGTGAGATACAGACTACTGATGTGTGGAATACACTTGGTAGTGCTGCCACTACTACTCGTGATACTGCTATCAAGTATTTGATGAGGTATGGCAAGAAAGGTGGTCATAACAAGAAAGATCTTATGAAAGCTATACATTATATAACATTATTACAACATTTTACAGAGGACAAACAGAATGCTCCACATATGTAGTATAAAGTCTGAGTCTAGCCTTAGTCCGTATACTCCAGATCAAGTACAGCCTAATGCTATTGATCTGAGGATTGATAAAGTATTTGAAATGAATTCAAGAGAGTTCATGATAAGTGAAGAGGGTAAATCACATAGAGGAAGTTCACAGATTACTCCTGATAATGACGGTTGGTTCAATCTCAAGCCTGGTACATATGAGATTATAATGGAAGGAGAGATTACTATTGGACCAAATGAAGCAGGATTTGTTATCACAAGGTCTACACTCAATAGGAATGGTATCTTTATTACCAGTGGTTTATATGATTCTGGCTACAGCGGTGTGATGGCTGGTGCTTTGCATGTTAATGTTGGTAATGCTGCAATCAAACAAGGTACTCGCGTTGGACAGTTCTTGTTATTTGAAGCTGAGTCATTGAATCAATACGCTGGTAGTTATGGTAGTGGATCTGCTCATGATGCTAAGTATGCTGGAAGTACACATTAATGGAAATAAAAATTGAAATAGAAGATTTGCGCAAACGAAAGCTCTTTGTAGCAACTCCTATGTATGGTGGACAATGTGCTGGTATGTTCTGTAAGTCTACTAATGACTTATCTGCACTTTGTATGCATTATGGCATAGAACTCAAGTATTACTATTTGTTTAACGAATCGTTGATAACTAGAGCAAGGAACTACTGTTGTGATGAATTTATGCGAAGTGATTGTACCCATATGCTTTTTATTGATGCTGATATTGGTTTTGAAGCTAATGATGTCATATCGATGATGGCACTTCAGGATCATGCTGAAGACGGAGAAGATGATTACGATATACTATGTTCACCATATCCTAAAAAATGTATTGCTTGGGAGAAGATCAAGGCTGCTGTGGATCAAGGACAAGCTGATGAAGATCCTAATATCTTAGATAACTTTGTTGGTGATTATGTATTCAATCCTGTGCCAGGTACAAAAGAGATTAGTTTAGATGTACCAGCTCCTGTGTTAGAAGGTGGTACTGGATTTATGATGTTTACTAAAAAGACTCTACAAAAGTTCAAAGATGCATATTGGGATGATTCTGAGTTGTCTCCTGGTGGATTCAAGTATAGACCTGACCATGTAAGAACTGAACACTTTGATGGTTCAAGAGAAATCATGATGTACTTTCAAGCTCTGATTGATCCAGAGTCAAGGAGATATCTATCTGAAGACTATATGTTCTGTCAATGGGCTATCAAAGCTGGTTTGAAAATTTGGTTGTGTCCATGGGTTAAACTTGCTCATGTTGGTAGCTTTGTGTATGGAGGTAGTTTACATGCTCTTGCATCTATTGGTGCCTCTGCAACTGCAGATAAGAGTTTGATTGGACATAAGAAAGGCTCACCTATATCTGAGTTAGAAAAGAAACAACAAAAGGCAGAGGAGGCTAACAAACGAGTAAACAATGCTTAACTGGAAAAAAGGAAGAGAGCCAGATAGGTACAATAATGATGTTGATTGGGATGTAATCAAAGCACTCAAAGCGCTTGGAATGAGACTTATCAAGGATAATAGTATTGAGAGAGGTCCTCTGAAGACTATATCTAACAAAAGAATATATGCAGATAATATGTTTGCATTCAATCAAACTACATCACATCAAAAGAATATGAAGGCAGCTCTTGGTAGATTCTTACCAACATCTGCAATAGAGTATCCTACTGACACTCTAGGACATATAGAAAAACATATGTCAGATCCTCATACAAAAGGACTGATGAGAGATAATGGTTGGTTAGATGCTCAAGATGAACCAATAGAAATTGAGTATCTTATCAATATACAAGGATTCAGACATGATGGTTCATCAGTTGACTATCTCTCTGAAACTGGAGGTGCAATCTATATTGGTGATAGTCATACAATGGCAGTAGGCTTACCACTAAAAGAATCTTGGACATACAAAGCTCACTACAATTGTGAGTTGACTAAAGACCTAAGATATATTAATATGGGAATGCCAGGCTATGGTGTGGATTCATACTATAGAATACTAAAACGATACATTTATGAAATCAAACCCAATCTTGTTGTTATGTCTTATCCTTGGCATGCAACAAGAACTGAACAATGGGACTTAAATCACAACTGTTGGCAGATGCAATCTATCAATAAGTTGGGAAGACGAAGACTTGAAGAACAGAATTCAGAGGCGACAATTGAATATTTTCACACTGCTACATCTTACATTAGATGGTATAAAGCATTGGATGCAATCAAATGGTTGTGTCATGATGTTGGTGCTAAGTTGTATGCTATTGAAGAAGATATGAATGACGTTGATGATGACTTGCAATTGATCAATAACAAGTATGTACATCAAGTACATGAAAATGACTTTGCAAGAGACTTGGTGCATTATGGAAGAGAGACTCACAATCACAATGCTGAGGTTCTGACAGAGGCACTTAACTACATTATGAGGTAATTATGAAATTTAGTAATGATACTGTGAATATACTGAAGAATTTTTCTATGATTAATCCTTCAATTGCTTTTAAGAAAGGTAATGCATTAGCAACGATGTCTCCTCAGAAGAGCATCATGGCTAGAGCTACATTGGATGATACGTTTCCGTCTGATGGAGCTATCTATGACCTCTCAAGATTTTTGGGTGTAGTTTCCCTTTTTGAAACTCCCACATATAACTTTAAAGAAGATGTCTTGGAAATCTCTGATGCTGGAAAGAGTGTTTCATACACGTTTGCAGATCCATCTATGATTGTTACTCCAACGAAGGAATCTATTGAGATACCTGATCCTGACTTGGATATACAAATCAAATGGGATCAGATGAATGCAGTTCAGAGAGCAGCTAACATAATGCAGCTACCAGAGATTGCTATTAGTGGTAGAGACAATATAACTCTTGAAGCTATCAATAGTAATGATCCAACATCTGATAGGTATACACAAACACTTGGAAGTAATGATACAGATCATACTTTCAGTTTTATATTCAAAGCAGAGAATATGAAGCTGATGGCATTTGATTATCTGTGTAAGATTACCTCTAAAGGTATATCTCAGTTTACTTCTTGCAATGAGCAAGGACCAAAGATAACATACTGGATTGCTGTTGAGTCTAATAGTCAATTCTCTTAAAGGTGATATATGCGTGATGATTATTTGTGGGTCGAGAAGTATCGTCCTAAGACGATAGACGATTGTATATTACCTCAACAAATTAAAGAGACATTCCAGACATTTGTAGATCAACAGAATGTACCTAACTTGTTACTTACTGGTGGTCCTGGTGTCGGTAAGACTTCTGTAGCTAAAGCTATGCTTGAGCAGCTAGACTCTGACTACATTGTAGTAAATGGTAGTATGTCTGGTAATATTGATACATTGAGAAATGATATCAAGACATTTGCTTCTTCGGTTAGTTTCTCTGGTGGTAGAAAGTATGTTATCTTAGATGAGGCTGACTATCTTAATGCACAGTCTACTCAGCCAGCTCTAAGAAACTTTATGGAAGAGTTCAGTAAGAACTGTGGTTTCATACTTACTTGTAACTTTGTCAATAGGATTATTGAACCTCTACATTCTCGATGTAGTGTGATCCATTTCAAGATTCCTAATAAAGAGAAACCTAAGATGGCACAATCATTCTTCAAGAGAGTGATGAAGATCTTAGAAGACAACAATATACAAGCTGACCAAAAGGTAGTTGCAGAACTATTACAAATGCACTTTCCTGATTGGAGAAGAGTACTTAACGAGCTTCAGAGATATAGTGTATCAGGTAGTATTGATAGTGGTATATTGGTTTCATTATCTGATGATAATTTTAAGGCATTGGTACAATATATTAAGGATAAAAACTTTACTGAGATGCGTAAGTGGGTTGGACTAAATAGCGACAATGATTCAACGTCTATCTTTCGCTTAATCTACGACAACAGTTCTACCTACTTGAAGCCAAATAGTATACCACAGCTAGTACTAATACTAGCTGACTATCAACATAAAGCTGCATTTGTAGCTGATCAAGAGATAAACTTAGTAGCGTGTTTGACTGAAATGATGGCAGAACTAGAATGGAAATAAAAGATATGATCTGCAACGTATGTAACGGTGAAATTTTAAATGATAAGTTAGCTGTTTGTTTGCAAGGAGCAGATTATGAATATGCAGTTTGTGGTGAATGTTTAGTAGTTATGGGAAGAGAAGGTTATGTTCGAGGAATTGAGGAAAGCTCTGTGGGAGAGCGTGGAGAGTTGGCAGAACTCAGATCGACAGAAGAAATGGGCCGGTGATACTGGTCTAACTAGAAAAAATGAATACAATGGAAACACTGCTCAAGCTATAGATCTTCATCCTATTATAGATGAACCTCATGATGAGAATTGGACTTTCAATTACGGAAGTCAGTTTCCACAAAATATTATACAAAATAATTTTCAATGGAGGAATAAGACCATCAGTTGGTTACCTCCAGACTCAGAGTCAAGATTTGCAAAGAACTTAGCAGATCCAATAATGGGTCCTAAGATTGAGCATTGGAAAGACAAGGAGATAAAATATAGTTTTAACAACAATGGATTCAGAAAGCAAGACAATGGACAGATGGAGGATTTCTTTTCGGACCAGGGTGGTATTATGTATCTTGGTTGTTCTATCACTTTCGGTGTTGGCGTTAATTTAGAACAGACGTGGTCATGGCATCTACACAATAGAAAATGGCCAGAGAAAAGGTATTTGAACTTTGGATGTCCAGGCCAAGGCCTTGAGACATACTACAGAATACTAAAAGGATATATTGGTGCAGTTAAACCAGAAATGGTTATAGTAACATATCCTTGGGCTAGTTCAAGAGCTGAGATGTTTGATCCTAAGTTAGGTGACTGGGTCAATTTATTCATGAGTGTTCAAAAAGGACATCTTATGATTAATATGAGAAACCAACAAACAGATATGTCAAAAGATGATATGGATTGGTTTACAAGAATGTCTTTGTTTTCTAAGGAACCATCTGTGTTAAGATATACCAAACATAAAGAAGCTATAAGTTGGTTATGTCATACTAATGGAGCAAAGTTGATATGGATGACTCATAACAATATGGCTTCTGCTATGACAGCTACCAGAAAAAAAATAAATACCGCACACTTTACTGACTTTGCTAGAGATGGTATGCATCAAGGACCTCATAGTCATGAAGCTCTCTCGTATGAAATAGAAGATAAGGTTGATGAATGTTTGTTGAATGTAAAATAGATAGTATAAAGAATGCATCAGTTGAAGAGTTGTTGAACATTGGTAAACTTCTTGTTGAAAACCAAGTTGTTGTTGTAAAGGGTCATCCAAACTTAGATGCAACAGACTTACAGAGAATGTGTCATACCATTGGTGATCTCGAAGGTTACACAGCAAAGTTAGATTTGTATGAAGATCCTAACTCTGAAGATGCCAGAAAAGACTGGGCTGATAGAATTGAATCACCTACAAGAAGACAAAGATATCTAGATTATAGTGCTGCACCAGGAGTAATGAGAGTTACAGGTAAACTTATAGAAGGTAGACAGACAGGGTTCTTTGGACACGATAGAGAGTTAGATTGGCATTGTAACAAGGCATCTAATCATCAAAGACATTCTTTTGTTACTTTGTATAGTGTCTATGGATCTAAAGGTAGTAAAACAAGTTGGCTCAATATGGCTGATGCATATGATGATCTACCTAAAGAGAAGAAAGAATATTATAAAGAGTTGTATTGTATATGTGGCCACAAGAGAGGTAATTATTCAGATGATCCTAGCTTTCTTGACCATATCAATCGTGATGTTGTTTGGCCATTAGTGCAAGAAAAATATGGAAGAACTGGGTTGTTCTTTCCTTTCCATCAAGTATTTGAGTTTAAGTATCGTGATGAATTCATTACAGGAGTTGACTTTAATGAAGAACACGAGTATCTTACTAAGCACATACTTAAAGATGAGTATATGTATCATCATTATTGGGATGATGGTGACATCGTGTTGTCAGACCAGGATATCACATTGCACAAGAGATGGTTTTATGATAGAATGCAAGATAGACTCATGTGGAGGCTAGCGCACGGAGTAGATAATGTCTAATCCATTTGATTACGTAAATGATATAAATCACAAGAAAAAGAACATTATGCGTGGAACAGATAATGATGAGTTAGCTGAAGCTGGATACATACCATACTTTGCTAATAAAGCATTATCTTACTTTCCAGATACATTATTTGCAGCTAATCAGATGAATATGTTTGCAGATGTAGATAATCTTCTCCAATATGAGTTTCTTCTAAATACTGTTAGACCTAAGAAGCGATTTGCTAAGTGGGTAAAAAATGAGGATAGTGAAGACTTGGAGATTATAAAGTTGTACTATGGATATAGTAATAAAAAGGCTGAGCAGGCACTCAAAGTCCTGTCCTCTGAACAAATTAATTCAATCAAAAACAAAGTTTTAAGAGGAACAAAAGATGAGCGTAGGATCTGTTGATTCTATGGTCGAGGTGACGCTCACCCAGGATGAAGATTTTTTAAAGGTTAAAGAGACACTAACTAGAATTGGTGTAGCATCTCGAAAGAATAGAGCACTTTATCAAAGCTGCCACATTCTCCATAAACAACAAAAGTATTACATAGTACATTTTAAAGAATTGTTTGCATTAGACGGTAAACCAACTAACTTTTCTGAAGAGGATATAGCAAGGCGAAACACCATTGCAAATCTTTTGAGTGAGTGGGGCCTTGTTCAACTACAAAATCCAGAACAAACTTCAAATCCCGTTGCACCTTTGAATCAAACAAAAATAATTCCATTCAAAGATAAAGACCAATGGGAATTGATACCTAAATATAATATAGGCAAAAAGCGTTGACTTTGTAGCGCAAAAGGCTTATATTAATATTACAGTGCCAATAGTGGGCTGTAAACAATTGCTTGCTGGAAAGGAGCATACAATGGTAACACACTTATTCCCTCTAAATTTCAATGATCCGTTTTTCAAAACTAGTGTTGGGTTTGATAGACTATTCGACCAATTGCAATCGGTGCATAGACTAGAACCACATAATCAGTCATATCCTCCTTACAATATTATCAAGACAGGAGATGACACCTTCACTATAGAATTGGCTGTTGCCGGATTTACAAGAGAGGAGTTAGATGTTGAAGTCAAAGAAAATGTTATCACAATCCGTGGTGAGAAAAAAGAAAGTGCGGAAGAAGAATCCTTTGTACATAAAGGGATCGGGACTCGCAAGTTTCAAAGAGCATTCACGTTGGCAGACTATGTTGAAGTCGTTGAAGGTGATATCATAAATGGAATTCTGGTTCTAAAATTAGAAAGAAAAATACCAGAAGCCATGAAACCTAGAAAGATTGAATTAGGAAATCTGACTTCAAAAGAAGAAAAAGAGCTTCTTGTAGAAGCGTAACTTATATATAGGGGCAGAGGTATTCTGCCCCTTCAAAAGGAAATAACATGGTTGATGTAGTAAAACTTAGAGTTGAATTGGAAGAAGATGAGGGAAGAGTAGATGCAATCTACTTAGATCATCTTGGTAAACCAACGTTTGGAATAGGACATCTGGTTAACAAAAAAGATCCAGAGCATATGTACAAAGTTGGAACTGCAGTTCCTCCAGAAAGAGTTTTTGAAGCATTTGAAGACGATATAAAAATTGTTATAAAAGAAATAGAAGGTATATTTCCAGGTTATTATGAAAAGCCTGATGAAGTACAATTGATTCTAGCAAATATGTTATTTAACTTGGGCGGACCAAGACTTAAAAAATTTAAGAAACTCAGAGAGGCAGTTGCTGCTGAAAACTGGCAAGAAGCTGCTGCTCAAATGTTAGACTCAAAGTGGGCTGAACAAGTTCCAAATAGAGCCAATAGACTTATAGAGAGAATGAAAGCGGTTGGGTAGAAAATATATGATAAGTCCAGTTGATAATGTTTACAGTGTAATTGATGAAAGAGCTACATTACCAAAGAAGCCTTTGGACCAAATAAAATACAAGTCGACTCCATTTTTCGGTAAACAAGGAGTAGAGTATGTTGAAACGGTTGAAGATGCTCGTACTAAGAAGGTTATCACACAGAGAACAGTTGTTGTTTACTTGTATAACCAGCTTGGAGCTCCAAAGCCGGCACCTTTAGGTTTCCTAGGTCAAAATGTAGACCTCGCAGTTTAGTACTTTTTACAATTTAATTTTTTTAACAAAGGAGTTAATAAACTTTTATGTCCGTAAGCCGTTGGTTCAAAAATTTCTGCGAATCCGTCGCAGTTGCTAGAGAGGCAGAAGCCCGTCGAAGAACAAAACACTTTTATGATTCTAGAAAAGGAATTGAAAAGACTTATAAACCAGAAATGAAGTCAGTGAAAAATGTTCCTGGCTATGGAGCTATATGATGTCAATAATAGAATGGATAATAGGCAGACTTAAACCGAGATATGGTGATCTCAGTGTCCACAGAAAACACACAACCCTCTATGAGGACTTGTGCATGTAAAACAGGAGGCTTCGGCCTCCTTTTTTTTTGTTGACTAAATATCTCAAAAGAGAGATAATCTAATAATGAAATTCTATACTGGCGCTTGGCTATACAAGTCTAAAATCTTAGTTATTGGCTATGAGAACGGAAAGCGGTTCACCGATACTGTTCGTTATAAGCCATATATGTTTGTTGAAAGTAGTGGACAACCTACTGGTTGGAAAACTATCAAAGGTAAGAATGTTGAAAAGATGGACTTTGATTCCATCCACGACATGAGAGAGTTCTATAAGAACTACAACAAAGTGTCTGGTTTCAACTTATATGGTCTTACCAATCAGCTATACCTATATCTTAATGATGCATATCCTGATGATATAGATTATGATGTCAATCTTATCAAAGTGCTTAACATAGATATTGAGGTTGCAGCTGACGAAGGCTTTCCTTCAATTGAAGAAGCTACTAAACCTATAACAGCCATCACTGTACAAGTTGATGATAAGATTATTGTGTTGGGTTGTGGTGACTATAACAATACAAGAGAAGATGTTACTTATGTAAAGTGTCAATCTGAAGCACATCTACTAAGAAAGTTTATTGATATCTGGAAAGCTATTGATCCAGATGTCATTACTGGTTGGAACGTAGAAATGTTTGACGTTCCATACATTGTTAACAGAATCACAAACATACTATCATTTGATGATGCTCAGCAACTAAGTCCATTTGGTATCATTAATGACAGAAAATTTGTTGTAAGTAGAAGAGATGGTACTGAAGCTATCAGACCAGATATACTTGGTGTTACAATACTTGACTATCTACAATTGTATCGTAAGTTCACATATGTACAACAAGAATCGTATAGGCTTGATAACATAGCTTTTGTTGAGCTTGGTGAACGTAAGTTAGATTATAGTGAGTATGATGGTCTTCTTGGATTGTATAAGAATGACTATCAAAAGTTTATTGACTATAATATCAAAGACGTTGAACTTGTTACCAGACTAGATGCTAAACTTGGATTGCTTGAGTTGGCATATGCTATCGCATACGATGGAAAGGTTAACTATGTTGATGCTTATACATCTGTTCGTATGTGGGATATCATCATACACAACTATCTTTACAAGCAAAAGATTGTAATTCCTCAACTAGACCCATCAGAGAAAGAACGAAGAGTTGATGGTGCTTATGTTAAAGATCCTCAGATTGGAATGCATAAGTGGATTGTTTCTTTTGACTTGAATAGTTTGTATCCTCATCTTATCATGCAATATAATATTGGACCAGATACATTTCATGATAGTCCTCTTCCATCAAGAGTAGGATTGCAAGAGATACTTGATGGTAAACTACATGAAGAAAATATAAGAAAATATCTTGAAGAGCACAACTTAGCTTGTACTGGTTCTGGTGCATTGTATTCTCGAGATAAGAGAAGTTTCTTGGCTAACCTTATGGATAAGATGTACCAAGATCGTGTTGTGTATAAGAACAAGATGAATGAATATAAACAGAAGCAAGAAGATACTGGACAAGACTTCTCTGCTGAGATTGCAAAAGCTCACAACATGCAGATGGCTAAGAAGATTCAACTTAACAGTGCTTATGGTGCTCTTGGAAACAACTTCTTTAGATGGTTTGATATAAGATATGCTGAGTCTATAACTTTGTCTGGGCAGCTATCTATTCGTTGGATGGAAAGAAACATAAACGAATACCTTAATAAGACACTAAAGACAGAAGATATAGATTATGTTATTGCTTGTGATACTGACTCAATGTACATAACTCTTGATAAGATGGTTGAGAGTATCTTTGAACCAAATACACCTCATAAGAAGATTGTTGATTGGATGGACAAGGTTGCAGAGGAAGTATTTGAACCTTTCATTGATAAGCACTATCAAGATCTTGCAAAGTATACAAATGCTTATGAACAGAAGATGTTCATGAAAAGAGAAGCTCTTGCTGACAAAGGTATATGGACAGCAAAGAAAAGATATGCATTACACGTCCACGATATGGAAGGTGTAAGATTCAAACAACCATACATGAAGATTCAAGGTATGGAAACACAAAGATCATCTGTTCCTCAAATCTGTAGAGATAAGATGAAAGCTGCTATGGAACTAATCATGGTAAAGGATGAAGATGCTCTTGTTGAGTTTGTTGAAGACTTTAGACAAGAGTTCAAGTCTTTACCATTTGAAGATGTAGCCTTTCCTCGAGGAGTCAAAGGAATAGATAAATATAAAAACAGTGTAACCCTATACAACAAAGGAACACCAATACACGTAAGAGGAGCTCTTGTATACAATCATCTACTAACTGAGTTGGGTTTGGAGAATGTATACAATCCAATCTATGAAGGTGACAAAATTAAGTTTTGTTACATGAAGGTACCCAATCCAGGTAGAGAGAATGTGATTGCTGTATCGACAGGTCTACCAGTACAGTTTAAGATGGAAAAGTATATTGACTTTGACACTCAGTTTGAGAAGTCATTCTTAGAACCAATGAGAACTGTAGCTGAAACTATACAATGGAAATTGGAAAGAGGGCAAGCAACATTGGAGGATTTTTTCTGATGGCAGTAAAACCAGCAGTAGATTTTGACTTTGGGTTCACAGCAATGGATGCTGATGAACTTGAGGCAGTACAAACAGTAAAAGAAGAGGTTGCAGCTACCTCAGCAAAAGCTGATGAAATATCAAAAGAAGCGTTGACTCTCAAAGAGAAATGTGATACACTATACAATATGATTCAGCCATTGCTGAATAACTTACAAAAGAATCCCGAGAAAGAATATATCTATTGGCCTAATCGTTTGGAGAAGGTCGAAGAATTTAGTGACAAACTTAAAGAGGTTTATACAGGATGAGTGACTTTTTTCGTAATCTAGCGGAAGACTTAAAGGATGAAGATACCACAATAGCAGCAGACGGTAGAGGTTCTGCTGAGTTCTCTGGTACAGTTGATACAGGTTCGTATATATTGAATGCTGTAATGTCTGGAAGCATTTACGGAGGAGTACCTAATAACAAGATAACAGCCTTTGCTGGAGAGACTACTACTGGTAAGACTTTCTTTGCATTAGCTGTAGTGAAACAATTTTTGATAGACAATCCTACTGGAGGTGTTGTCTACTATGATACTGAAGCTGCTGTCACTAAGGATATGATGGAAAGCAGAGGTATTGACACACAAAGAATAATACTTGCAGAACCACAATCCATTCAGCAGTTTAGAGCTCATGCAATCAATGTGCTTGATACATATGAGAAGACTGCTGAGGACAAACGTCCTCCTATGATGATGGTTCTTGATTCTCTTGGCATCTTATCTTCTGAGAAAGAGATTGCAGATAGTACTGCAGGAGTTGATACAAGAGATATGACTAAAGCTCAATTGATAAGAGGTACATTCAGAGTATTGACTCTGAAGCTGGCAAAGCTGAAAGTACCTATGATTGTTACTAACCATGTCTATGAAGTTATTGGTAGTTATATTCCAATGAAAGAGATGGGTGGTGGTAGTGGACTGAAGTATGCTGCTAGTACTATTGCATTCTTATCTAAGAAGAAAGAACGTGATGGTAAAGAAGTAGTTGGTAATATTATAAAAGTGAAGATGTTTAAGTCACGATTGAGCAAGGAGAATGCTGAAGTTGAATGTTTACTTAATTATGACACAGGTCTTGATAGGTACTATGGACTTGTTGAACTGGCTGTACAAGCTGAAGCTTGGACTGTCTCTGCTAACAGAATTGAAACTGAACAAGGTAAAGTATATCCTAAAGCAATATTGAAAGATCCAGAGAAGTATTTCACACAAGATGTGATGGATGCTATTGAAGGTTATGTGAAGAATAAGTTTAGTTATGGTGGAGATATAGATGATAGAACGGACGATACTGAGCAGCCTGACTCAGAATGAAGATTACGTTCGGAAGGTAATACCTTACCTTAAGCCTGAGTACTTTCATGATCAAGTAGACAAAGCTGTTTATAAGATTATTGTTGATTACTTTGATAAGTATAATCAACCACCAACCATAGAAGCTATATCTGTTGAGCTTAGTAATAAGTCTGGGTTATCAGAAGAACAGTTTACAGCAGCTAATGAGTTGGTAAAAGGATTTGAGGCAAACGACAACAATGAAGATTGGTTGTTAGATGAAACAGAAAAATTCTGTCAAGACAAAGCAGTATATAATGCCATTATGGAGTCAATCTCTATCATTGATGGCAAGACTGACAAAGGAAGGGGAGCACTCCCTTCTATTCTATCTGATGCTCTTAGTGTTAGCTTTGACCCACATATCGGTCATGACTTCATAGAAGATGCAGATGCAAGATGGGACTTTTATCATACTGAAGAAGTAAAGATCAAGTTTGATCTTGATCTAATGAATAAGATTACCAAAGGTGGCTTGTCTAAGAAGACATTGAATATATGTCTTGCTGGTACTGGTGTTGGTAAGAGTATGTTTATGTGTCATTGTGCTGCAGCTAATCTAAGAGATGCTCAGAATGTATTGTATATTACATTAGAGATGGCAGAAGAAAGAATAGCAGAACGTATTGATGCTAATATGATGAGTAGCACAATAGATGAAGTAAGAGGTTATGAGAAAGATGAATACGATAAAAAGATAAGACGTATTGAGAATAACTATAAAGGTAAGATAGTTATCAAAGAGTATCCTACTACAGGAGCTGGAGCTAACCACTTCAGATATCTGTTACAAGAACTGAAAGTAAAGAAGAACTTTGTACCAGATATAATCTACATTGACTATCTTAACATATGTATGAGTGCGAGGATAAAATATGGTGCAGGAGTCAATTCGTACACGTATGTCAAAGCAATTGCAGAAGAGTTACGAGGCCTCGCTGTGGAATATGACGTGCCAATCGTCTCTGCGACACAAACAACACGATCGGGTTACACGTCTAGTGACTTGGGGCTTGAAGACACCTCGGAGAGCTTTGGTTTGCCGGCGACTGCTGACTTTATGTTTGCGATTATTAGCACAGAAGAGTTAGATAACTTGAACCAGATACTTGTTAAACAATTGAAGAACAGATACAGTGATCCAGCTATGGACAAGAGATTTGTCATAGGAGTTGACAGAGCAAAGATGACTCTATATGACACTGAGCAGAATGCTCAAGACGACATCTTAGATGATGCTATCTTTGATGAAACACCAACAGGACAAGCAATGGGCGATAAATTCAAGGAGTTTGTATATTGAAGTATTCTGTTAGAAAAAGACAAGGTCTCTTTTGTGTTCATGAGTTGAAGACTGATCAGATAATAGAGAAGTTTGAACTCAAAGAAGAAGCTAGTGCATTAGCACGTTTTCTTGAGTCTGGAGGTGGTTTTGCTGGAGAAACACCACGTTTTTTTGTTGAAAACGTGGCAATCATTACAGATGAAAATTATAAATAGATATATCAATGTGTGTTAGTATCGACGTGGGGGCGCCGTTACTAGAAGGCAAGAGTGTAGTCAAACTACAACAGACGGAACTGATTGGGAAGTCTTTTAGACCTGTGGGGTTCAGCCAATCCAACATTGATAACTGCAAAGGCCCATTGGTTGGTTAACACAATGGGCCTTTTTCTTTAACTAAAATTTCTTGGAACTTGGGAGATCTCATAAATATCTCAACGGTTAGAGGTTAACATTATAAAGTTATTTAGCTTTTAAGATGGCAGGGAGTGGATAAAAAAATGGATTTATATCCAGAATCACAAGATTTTTTAGATGGGTTTGCATATAGTAAAAAACATAAAGTTCACGAAGCATACGTACAATACTTCTTGGAGACATATAGAATAACTGGCAACTCCAAATATAGTAAGAATAATGCTGTAAGGTTAGCCACTCAAGAAGTTGATACTCATGCATACAATTTGGAGATAGTGTAGTGCCAGATGTCAGATTGCAAGATGTTATCTTTGATAAGATGAATGCATTAGAGTGCGCATTAGCAAGACAGGACCATCTTGATAAACAAAAAAGAGGTACACTATGGGATCAAATCTCATGGTTGAATAGAATGAATATAGCTTTAGGACAGAAAGATAAAGAAATATTACAGTTTGCTATCAATGCTTTTGAGGATAAAACAGAATGGAAGTAGTAAGAAAACTACAAAGTGTTAATATAGACATTCTTCGTAGAGAGTATGAAACAATAAGACACAAAGTATTATGGGAAAACGGTCAAACATCAATAAACTATAGAGAGAAAGATGGTGAGGACAGACACCTTGGTGGATGTGGATGGCATGAGGAATATTTTACTAGAGGACATGTTTTCCAAAAGGATTATGTGTTGTATAATTATGAGTATGATAATACTCTTACAAAAAGTTTGTTAAAAGATTTTAGATGTTACAGGTCAAGATATTTGACTAGAGAAAGCGGTACTTGTTACAAATGGCACAAAGATGATGACTTCAGAGTACACATTCCAATATACAGTGATCCTGGAAACTTCTTTGCATTTGAAGGAGGTCTCGAAAGACTTGATCCAGGCTATGCTTATTTGGTAAATACAAAGAGAATGCATACTTTTTTTAATGGAAGTAAAACAAGTAGAGTTCATATAGTAGGAAACACTGAGTATGGCTTTAGAAGCTCAAAAACAACGACTAACTGGTAAGCTAACAGAACTTCAGAGAGATCTTGGTTTTGCTAAATTTGTAGCTGGTC